GCGTAGATTTCTCGTCGTGTTCTGATCAAACCTAATTTATCCATGATGTCGTTTGTAAAAGTTTTGCGGTCTTCTTGAATTGGAACACCAATATAGCCTGCTGTCCCAGACACTTGAGCAAATACTCGCAGATCGTGCATACATTGCATCACATCCCGTGGAGTTGTGTGCGCTGGATGGAATGCAGGGTAAATAACAGGAACAAAAACATGGTCGGAATAGCCAAACAACTTCCCATTTTTGTAATGCCCAATGACATTTACCTGTGGATGATCTACAACCTTGTGATCGAATTCTTCTGCGAAGTCCACCAGTTCAAGAAATTCTCCTGAATCTTTTGGAATAACCTTGTAATCTATTTTTTTATCTATCATATAGTTCCAACTTTAACATTATTGATTGAAAACTCATTAGGAACATAATCTTTGTATCTGGAGGCTTGTTCGCTAATGGCATCTCTGCGGTTTACAATATTTCCGCACACAACGCAAGGCAAACATTCAGTTTGTGTAGATGAAACAAAATTGATCGAACTGTATAGAGGAACGATTGCGTCATCGGAAAACGGCATGATGAATTTGTATGGAAATTCAGTCACGGGTTCGGATGCTGTTGATATGCGAGGCATGGCTATGAGCAAGGGTTTTGAGAACGATATTCTTGTGCCGCTGCGTTTGCGGCTTGTTCAGCAAGAATTCCCGCTTCTTCTTCAGCATGGTCATAAGAAATATAACTCAAATACGATGCAGAAGCAGTTGCAGATACAGTAGGTCCAGAGGCTGGGCATGGAAGATTAACAGTTCGGAACACTTTGGCAAACCAAGATTTCTGATCATCTTGTGATCCATATCGATCTGGCAATTGTGGAATAGTAAAGTTTTGCCCATTTTGACCAACGACACAATAGCTTGTCTCGTCTTTTTGTGGTATCCCAAGAGATTTTTCAGGATAAGGATCCATGTAAACTCGGACAGTTTCAACACCAAGTTGTCCGCACCATTCTACAAGAATCGAAAAAGCCTTATCAATGTCGATTGTGTATTTATTCTCACAGGTTTCGTAGTCTGCACTACGCTGCGATGATTCCGTTATGAGCCTGCGATATTGACCATTCAAAAAACCAAGATTTTCGATCTCGTCTTGATACGGAGTGTCTTTATATTGCCATTCTTGGGTGACTGCCAAAAGTTTCTGCTTCAAAACTTCTTTGTATTTACCCTTTCCTCCTCGAAATGACACTCGCACATCAGTCTCCCCCCCTACTTCCATTGCATCGATTTCTGCAAATATGAATTGTTTTAAATCCATCCCGTCTCCAAGGCGAGCGGTTTCAAATTGAGAATAAATGCGATTATATTTTTTTTCCGTTGTTCCATCCGCCTGAATTTCTAACCATGAATCAATGCGTTCTGGAACAAAAGCCTCCCACAAGTGGTTGTAGCTTCCATCCGCAGTAGCAGCATAATCGACGCTAAAATGGAAACACCTCTGCTGCCCTTCCACGGTGCCTGTGGTCCACTCTACGGGTCGAGTCCCCGTCCACACGCCAGACCACGCAGGAGTCCTTGCCTGCGCCCATTCGGATGCTGCGGCATAGTCGAGAACCATTGTTTCAGAGTTCAATTTCTCTAAATAGGGAACAGACAGCAGCAAATAGTTTTCAAACGATGTGGCACAGATTTTTGTATTATCTCCAGCCATATATCGCTTCGTTCTTGCCATCTCCACATCTTTGTAAAGCACCTGTGAAGACAAATATGAAGCTGCCGCCACATCCGCCGCAACAAGACCCCCCTGCGAATACCACCACATTTGCCCCGCTTGAAAAGCAATGGATTTTCCAGCAACACACCCAACTGTTGGGTAAAGCGTATTTTGAAAGTTTGGCGTTGATGTCCACGCAGCACGATCAAGAACACCAGAGGCTAATGAAAATGTTGATCTATCTGTGAAAACAATCAGTCGGGTGCTGGTATCCTGACCGACATAGCTAACCAATCCAGTTACAGGTCTTGAAAACAGAAAATCTCCTCGTCCCGCTCCTGATTTTCGCTCATTCCAACTTGTAGGATCACCAAGATCACTCGCAAGCACTATGTTTTTATCTGCCACCCAGAGTCTATTCCCACTAAATGCCATCCAATAGCCCGTTGGGATGTCCCTGCTTTGTGTTCCTGTGCGATTGCTCCCATCCCAATAGGCAGGAGCGGATATGCCGTCTTGGATGAAAACCATTCGGTGTGATGGTGTGACAATTTCATCTTTACCAGTAGAGAGGTTTGCAGTCTGCGTTGCTAAAGTGAAAACAAACTGATCAACATTTGGATTCAGTTTAATCCCAGATAGCTTGTAATCGCTCCAGTTTTTTGGCTGCTTCAAAGGAAATGGCGACCAGTAAACATTTCCGTCCACAGCAAAAACCATGTAAGGAATTTCATCGGCTATAACCCCGTTTCCATCTACATCAAAGATTTTCGCCGCAGTCGTTATTTCGTTTCCATCTACGATTTGAACTGATGCAGATTCTTTTTGTTTATTTGCCGCAAAGAAAATGCCTCCTTGAAAGTTGCCGGGAGGCAATGACAGTCGCATGGCATAGCCGGGACGGGTCTGCGCTATGCCTCCTCGCACTTGGATATTTACACCCCATTTGAACTGATTTTCGGCTAATGCCCAAGGATTGCGAACAGAGTTAACGCCAGCAAACCACCCAGAGGTCACTTTAACAACTCTGCCAGTCGTTAGTGCTTCCGATTTCATCAGAAAATAACTACATCTGTCCCGTCACCATAGGTGATATTATTAATCTGTGGTGGGGTCATTGCGTGACCATCAATGTATTCCTGCTGATTCTTGAGATATGCTAAAGCAATTTGCCAATATCTTGCGCTTTGTTCCGCAAAATCCTTATCTTCCATGTCAACGGCATGAATCGCCGCAATAATTGCCCGTTCATGCTCAATCGGAATGTAATCATATTTGCTGGTGATGAATGGTGGAGTAACACGATAAGCAATTCGCGCCCAAGCGCAGTTTTTCCCAAGACGAATTCTGCGATACTGCGGGTTGACCTCTGAAGGATGGTAATAACCTATCAGGGTCATGTCATTTGTGCGACCATAATCCCAAGCATAAAGACTGACATAGCCACTCGTAATAGGTTTTTCGATTTGGGAAATTGTTTTTACAAAAATCGCATCATCGATAGCGTCCAAAAAGAATGTTGATTCAGCAGTAGAACCAGAAGTCGTGTATGAAATCCTGCCTGCTGTGCTGGCGAGATTTTGAGCGTTTAGCTGCGTATCATAAAGCTCAAATTCGTTCTGGTTAACTCGTCTTACATAATAGGTGGTTCCCGCAACAAGTCCTGTCGGCAGCGTGTCTCCATTTGAAGGTCTGGCAGTTAGTGCTTGTCCTGTTTCATAAACGCTATTCTCGGCAAAAATAGAGGTCGAGGCTTGCGGCTGAATAATGCGCTCAATGTCCAATGACAATTGACCAACGCCGGGAGTCGTAATCGGCACAAGAACTCCTGCCGTTGTGTAAACCCTAACATTATCTCCAAATACTTTTACCCTATAGTCCGTTCCTGCAACCAGAGGAGATGGAAGTGTTCCAGAAGTGCTAAATCTTACAATTTCATCCTCCTGAATATAGAGTGTATTTTCTGGTTCAATGAGATTTTGATATGGTTCAGGTTTTGCATTGAAACGAATACCGTAATAAGTTTGACCAACTCCAAATGCGACAACATTAACTCGCCCATTTGTTCCTCCTGCATTTGCATTCGCAAGAGAATTGTAAATTGTAGCAGTTTTTGAAGATACTATTCTTAAATAAAATGGGGTAACACCATTGTCTATTACAGGACTCGTTGTTGGTAGCACAAAATCTGTGCCGAAATATATGGTTTGTCCTGTTGCGAGGCTCGAAAAATCTCCTAACCATCTGTTTGTGAAATTAACCCCAAAAGAACGACTCAAAACTGTGTAGAATGTTCCGCTGCCACCGCCAGTAATGTTCACCTTTGAGAAATCTGCGTTGCGAACTGTGAATGTTCCTGTGCTTGTCTGCAAAGGTGCTTCTGCGCGATATGCCGTGCCTGCTGTCAACGGAGATGGCAGCGTTCCCGTGCTGGAGAATTCTATGAAAACGCCAGTCGAAGGTGTAAGCGTGACTGTTGGAGCGGATGTGTATCCCGTGCCGCTTGTAATAAGATTCAGAGCAGTAACCACACCTCCGTTTACAACTGCCTGTGCGGTTGCTCCCGTGCCACCACCACCATTGATCTCTACTTGAGGTGCCTGCGTGTATCCAGAACCACCAGAAACTTGTGTGAAAAAGCTAACAAACGATGTTTGAATGGTTGCTGTGGCGGCAGCTTGTGCTGTTGTTGGGTTGAATGTTGCTATAATAGTTCCTGTTGCTGGGCTTGCAGGGCTTCCAGTTACGGTATATGTAAATTGTGTTGGAGATGTTACAACTATAGTGGTTGTTTTATTATAGGGTGCTTGGTTCGCGCCAGAAATTGTTATTGTTTGGCTTGTGTTAAAGCCATGAGCAGTTTGGGTATCAACAGTTGCAACAGCACCCGAAAGTGTAATTTGGGATACATTGACTGTTACAGGAGTTGCCGTTGGAGGATCAATCGTAATTGCTGGAGGATTAATATATCCAAGACCGGGATTTGTAACGATAATCTGTTCCAGTCTCTGCGATATAGTGTTGATAATTGCGTATCCCGTTGCTGTTTCTGACTGCTGATTTGACCCAACAGGTGGAGGTGGTGGTGCAGAAAAAGTAACTTGCGGAACAGTAATATATCCGTTGCCTTGTGCCGTAACTTGAACAACACGCACCGATCCCGTGACTGTTGCTTGGAATTGCGCTCCAGCACCTGAAGGAGCAGGGATTTGCAGATTTGGTGCGGTAATCTGCGAGGTTTCTCCCGCAACAAAAGAAGAAGCGATTAGTTTAACAAGATAATTGGTGCCGCTTCCAGCGTCAGTAATAACAATCGGGTTGATTGGGTTTGTGGGAGTCGAATTGGCGGCATCTGCTTGCGATGTATGCAAAGTGACCGCAAACGCATCAACGATGTTTACAAAATAGTTTTGATTCGCAATCAACGGAGTTGGCAATGTTCCTCCTGCTGTAAATGCCTGAACCATGTCCCCGTCTTGGAAATAATGCTCAAGAGAGAATGTTAGCTTTGTTTCTGGAACAATTTCTTTGCGAATATCAATCTGAATTGTGTTTGTGCTTCCTGTGGTATAAACAGGATTGATGTTGTTCTGGGCATCAGAAATTGATTCAAAAATTTGAAGATGCGTTGAATCAATCAAATTCGCAAAATAGGTTACTTTTTCGACCAGAGGAATTGGCAACGCTTGTGTCGGGAATACAACAGGGTTTGCCGTTCCGATCCCAATGGTGGGTGCTGTGGTTAGGCCCAGCGCAGTAACCACGCTGGAAGGCTTGCTGTCGCGAATGCGGAGTTGTCCAGCGTTGACTATGCTTTGCAACGCCAGAGGATATTCGCCTGCCTTTGCATTGTTTTGATCGTTGAATAGCTGGATGGTGAAAGCATCGATAACTCCGATATAGTAAACTTGTCCGTTGCTCAACGGAACAGGGATAGTCCCAGAGATATTTTGTAGATTCACACCCTGCCCAGAATCCATCTGATGTGCTGTGGTGGTAGTAAACTTATTGATCGGACTAATCGCTGCTTTGCGAGTCTCTACAGAAATATTATCTGGAAGCACGATGCCATATGGGAAATCTTTTGTGCTGTGGATTGGAACCAGCATTCCATCGACCCCAGTTCCATCTTCAAGCTGCGAGCGCAGCGGAATGTTGTTTTTGTTGGTTCCAAGAACCCGAATTTGCTTTCCTACATCATTTTCCACTTCGGCAACAGCAACCAATTGTGCAGGCTGAATGATCTGCATCAGAGTTGCGGTAAATCCCCGATCATCCCACGCCCACTCCACGGGATTAAATCGTCCACCTTTGTTCACATGGTATTGGAAAAGACGATTGCGAAAGTATAGAGGAGAACCATCGGTATTAATCGCCAGAGGCACATCAACGCCCCTTGGAAGGGTCAGGCTCATGCCATCCCATCCCGTGCAGACATCCACCTCTGCGGTGCTATGCGCCCAATGCCCAGATTCCATTAAGGTCTGGACTGCCTGCGAAATTTTACGGAAAACTTTCTCTGAACTACTGGTTCCTAAAATTTCGGCGCATTCTTCAAATATCTGGCTTACGAACATTAAACGGGTCGCTGGTTGAGTTCGGCGGCAAAAGCAGCAAGATCCGCATCCTCGGTGGGCATTGCAGTTTCGGCAGGCATTTCAGACTCAACCGCAGCCTCCTCTGCGTCTATTTCAGATTTAAACCTATCCAAAACGGAAACAAGTTGCGTAAGCATCCCATAGATTTCGTCAAAATCTGATTTTGGAATGCTGATGTTAACATCTCCACCTTCAGGCATAGCAGGAGATGGCATTGGTGGTGCTGTCATGGGTGGTTGTGTCATAATTTAGGCT